CCATTTGGTGTTTCTCAAGTAGAAGCATTGTCCCTTGACGGACACCATTTTCAGAGATTATCGCGCCAATTAGTGAAAGTCGCGCAGAAAGCTCTTTACCAATAATTGGAATGCCCTTTGCTCTCTCCAATATGTTACCTTGAAGTGTGTTAAGGTGCTGAGACATGTCTTCCCGCAACATCTGATATGATGCGGCGAGGCTCATATTGCCGCGAACTAACTCCCGACCAATACTTAGTGAAGACTGCCACATTCTTGCAAGAGCACCAGACTGCGCAGCCTGTGTTTGCATAATACCAGTAAGCTTTGTGAAGCCACTAGTGACTGCTGTAACAATCGAGTGAATCTTCCATCCAGCAAGAGACAGTGCAATAAACTGTGCCGTCAATGTCACAACTCTATCATCGAGTCGATTGATAAAGTCAAACACTTCACCGAGCACTACAACAACTGCCGCAAGCACTGGCGCAACAGCATTAATCACGACTCCGGCGAACACCAGTAGCTCGTTGAAGAGGTTACGGAATCCTTCTGCCAACATCGCTAAGGACTCAAGAATAACCTCAGTCCGCTCTGCGAAGAACTCAAGTGCTCCGGGTAGTCGGTCAGTTAAGAAGTTTACGAATCGAACCAGAATTGGCTCCATTCGGAGGAACACTCGCTGGAGTGAATTGAACAGTGCGTCCAAGTCTCCACTGAATGCTCCAAAGAATGCGAGCACGTCATCTCTCATATGCTCGAAGAATTGAGCGAACCGATTCACAACACGGGCAGCCGTATTAATAGATGCAATGAAGAGGTCAACGTTCGCCTCTGTCATCAGTGGTTCCATCGCCTCTTTGAAGAGGTCTTTCAGGGCTGCCATGAATACTTCAAGCGCCTGACCAGCCTCGTCAAATTCTTGTCCAAGGTCATCCAAGAACTTGATTAGACCTCCTGCGATGAAGGCAGCAGCCGCAGCACCTGCTGTAACGAACGCAGCCGCAAGTGCCGAGACCACGGCTACCGCTGACCCAAGACCGACAAGAATTGCCGGTAGTTGGAGCAGAAGGTTCTTCAGCGCAAGGTTGAACGGTCCAATGTTAATGGACAGGCTGCTCATCTCGAACGAGGTCTGTGCCGCAACTGCGGCGAGGAGACCAAGCTGTGCGGATGCTCCTGCCGTTGTGGGAATAGTAGTTGCCACCTTTCTGTTGTACCTATCAACAGACCTATTGAGCGCCTCTTTTGCAATAGCAGCACGTCCAGTACTGCTGGAAAGGCTATCAATTCCAGCAGCAGCAGTCCGACTACTTGCAGAAGCGGAAAGAAGACTTCTGTTCATCGAATTTAGCGCCTTGTCTGTAACGTTTGAATATCCAGAAACTTTGTTCAGCTCATCACCTAATCTATCAAGCCGAAGCTGTGTTCCTTTTGATGTTACAGATGCTTGATTAAGCGTTCTGTCAAATTGACTAACTGCTGAATCAACACCAAGTGTGCCCGTAGATACCTCGGTCAGTACTCGGTCGAACCTGTCGAATGATTGCGTGGTTGCCGTAGTACTGCGCTGGACAGAGCTAACAGCCCTGTCAACATCTTGAAGATTCTTTCCAACAGCATTAGAGATGTTACTGGTCTGTACAAGCTCGTTCTGGAACGAATCCATGGATTGGCTAACATTTTGCGTGTTAGCCCGAACCCTTTGAAGTGTTGGTGAAAGTTCGTCCTTGGCGCTGAAAAGTGCGCTAATAACCTCGGATGCCATTTATGTGATGTGTGTCGTGTTGCCGCCCCCGGAGGAGCTTTCTTTTCGCATTTTCTTCCGCTGCTCCTTCGCGTGAAAGAGAAACTCTACTTGGGGATGAGTAAGTTCATCGGCAAAGGCTTCGCGCTTGTTGCCAGTTTCCTCATCCCGAATGGCGAAGCCATGTCCTTGTTCAATAGCGTAGTACAGCTTCTGCGCTACTGCTGTTCGTGAAAATCCTTGACAGCACCTGAGTTCTCGAAGCTCATGTCAATAATCTTTCCACCAAGCTCGAACAGAAGTTCGAAGCCGAGTGAATCAATAATTTCGGCCATCTGTGTATTTGTCAACTGAGGATGAACTGCCGAGTCTTTGACAAGATTCTCGAATGCGGTAACTGTATCGCCATTCATTGCGGCGATGCCGCCGCTGCCGCTACCTTCTTCAAGCATTTCCTCTGCCTCGTCGGGGTTCTCGGCCTCATCGATAGCGTCGAACATCTCTTCCGGCAGTTTCTCGATGACTGATGCGAGTGTCTGCTTATCAACTGGGTGAAGCTCGACTCCTTCAAGCTCGGCACCGCTCTCGTGAGTAAGTGTAACTGTCTCGTAATACTCCTGTCCTTCCACAATACGATTGTAAAAATCGTTAGATTCGTTGTTCTTCATTGTTAGTAGTAAGTTCCGGTGTCTTCCAATGAGCAATTAACTCGGCCCTGCTCCCATAAAAAATAGGTGTGTCAAATGGGATTGCGCCGTAACGGGTGATTGCCAGCAGCCGTGTTTAACTGACGTTCAGTTTCTCTGCTTCGAAGTCGTAGGACTCGGTTGTCCTGTCGTCCGCAGGAGCCTCCTTCGAGTGACTCGTAATGAGCACATTCGAGAAGGTATAGCTCGTGTCACCGCCATCAATAATGGTGATGCTCGATAGATAGGTCGGAACCGAGGTGTTCTGGTTCTCTTCCCATACGGTGTCACGAAGGCTCTGGTTGCGTCCTGTAATCTCGAATGACCCGGAGTACGACACTCCTGTAACCGCGATATCCTGTGAATAGGACGTGTTAAACTGAACCTCGCTTGTTTCTGCCTCTTCGGTGAACGAGACATTTGTGACTGGAACAACTGTACCTCCCGGTACTTCGAGTGTTACGTCAACTCCTGTCTCCTTTCGGTCCGTGCTGTAATCGAATGACATTTATATCACTTTATGCGTTAATCGTAATTGAAACATCAACACGCTTCACGATTCCGAGTGGTGTGAAGCCGACATCAATGTTCACTTCGTTCGGGTTAGTCGAGTCCTCGTAGACATCAACGAACCAATAATCCTCGTCTTCAGTGTTTCCACGGAGTAGACGGTCATCGACCAATGTGCGCAGTTCTGCGGCAATCAGTCTTTCAGCACTGTCACGAGTCTGCTCATCGTTGATGCGTCCAATGATGGATTCACCAATCTGCTTTGCGATGAGGATAACTCTGTCAGCGATGCGACGACGCCAGAAGTCACGCTCCCAATCAGTCTCGGTTGACGTGGACAGATTGTCCTTCACCCGAACACTTCCGTTCTGTCGGATGGGAATAATATTCTGCTCGCGCATGTTGTTGGCGTCAGTTCGTGTGAACTGCTGCTCAAGTGTGCCGATGCCTGAAAGTGGCTCATTGTACACAGGGTCGGAGATTGAGTTTCCTGCAAAGAGGCCACCAACTTCTCCCATGACCGTGCGCTTCTCGTTGTTCTTTCGAACAGGAGCAAACTTGTAATAAGCGTCAGCATCAATGGACTGATTCGCATTGATGTAATCGCTTGTGTCGTATTGGGCGTCTGCACGCTGATAGTTCGACCAGTCTTCTTCGAGGTCCTCACCATCAACTGTGACAATCTCTTGGTCGTTCGGCTCTGCGCCAGACAGACCATTGACCAACTGATAATTGCCACGAAGTGTGGACACTGTTCCAGAAAGCATTGAGGACACTGCATCAGAGTCACTCAGTACGCTGAAGATACCTGTTTCGTCTTCGTTGACGATCTGTTCTATATCTTTTGCGTCGAAAGCACTTCCCCAATCAAGGTACTTGTAGTTGAACGAGAGGTCTCCTGTCGGCTCATCATCAGTTGCGTACTGTCCCGTAAGGGGATTAATAGCAATTGTGTCTGCCGCATCAGGAGATGCTGGCTCACCGTCGTATCGGAAGACGATATCATATCCAACGACCGAATCGTCGGATACTTCAATGTTTTCAATCGTATCTTCGTCAGAGACGTTTTCCTCGTAAAGAGGGAAATTATCAAGAGTACCAGTCTGTGTCGTCTGAGCCTCGTCAGAGACATTCACTCGTTTAGGTGCTACTGCGAAGAGGAAGTTAATGTTTGCGCCATTAGCCAGTGCGCCTCGCATCGCGTCAGCAAGCTGCGACCCTTCACCAAAGAAGGTGTCAGCCTCTCGCCGAGCATTGATTTGCACAGGCTCTTCAGCAGATGCCTCACCAGAGATTGAGTCAGTCACTCCCGTTGAGTTGAACAGACCATCATCTTCATAGTTGGCAGCACCGAAAAGCACAAGCTTCTCCTCTTCACCAATGGTGACGGCTGTAATGCCCCCACCAGAGGTTTCTACTCGTACACCGGGAAAGCTTCCAAATGTTGTTACCATATTTATATCACTTAGTTGTCGTTAGTGGTCGCATTGTACTGTCCAACATATCCCCACCAACCGGACATGTTATCCGCTGAGAGTTTCATCATCTGAATTAAGGTCATCAGGGTCTGGAAAATTCACATCAACGATGTAATCTCCATCAGTGCGGAACTCCTCCTGTGCCCATAGCTCGACTTCTTGACTCCATCGCCTGACAGTCGGCGTTTGGATAAGGTCGTCATTGCGTGAGCCACCATTAATGACAACATGATAGATGTCATCATCGAGCGACTTCCCCGGACCATGTGATGTGTACGGGTAGAGTGCTTGCCTCAAGGCAGCACCAAGGTCGTCTGGGTCATTACCGCTCTGACCCGCTGTCCAAAGGTTTATGTTGATAGTTAGCTCATAGTCAGACTTATATATTCTGGCAACTTGGTTGCCGTCATCATCAAGCTTGTGTCCAACAAGGTCAGTGTTCGCCAACTGTGGGCGACTGCTTTCAGAAATCTCAATCTCCAAAAGAGGCATGTCCACATCAGCATCATCGTTTTCAGTGTCGGCCTCGTGGAAGACGACTCCCATATTGCTCGGGAGGCGGTTCTCCTCAGAGATTGCGACACCGATTTTGTTAACAGCCTCTTTGGGTGAAACCATATTATAGACTCCGTGGTCTGAAACCTTTCTCTCTGAACTCTTTTTCAAGCTCTTCCTGCATATTGTCCGAGAGCGCGCCATCTGCGCGTATCTTTCGAACAGCAGTACGCCAATATTGCTTTGGCTTAACAGCATCAACGTGATGGGTAAAGATTGGCATTCCATCAACCCAAAATCGCATCGGGTTGTCAGGACCAGTTGTGATTGCACTTCGACCAAATTCCATCAACAACGCCTTGCGCCGAACATTTGCTTTTGGAGAAACTCGGTAGTCACTTCCAACTTGTTTGACCTCCCACGCCGCCCGTGTTGTCAAGGGGCTACCCTCACTTGTCTTTGGCGAGTTAACGTAATACTCACTCTGTAGATTAGCTGGAGACTCTATTTCAGGATGAGCAGCGACCGCATCTCGGACAACTTGTGTTAGCTCTGTCGCAGTCTCTTTTGCTGCTTCCTCAACAACCGAGTCAAGGTCAATAAGCGCGAGACGCTTCTCAAGTTGATCCAATTCTTTTTGAATCTGATCTTCACTAAGACGTAATCCTCTCACCATTAGTAATCAGGGTCACTGGTGCTGTAAACAAACGGATTCGTCTGTGACCCACTGTCAGGCAACGCATCCGTTCGATTAATTTTTTCAACTATTTCTCGATATCGGTCGCAAAATGTGTTCGCATAATCACCCTTTGTCGTCCCATCGTCAGAAAGGTCTCCAAGTTTCGTAGATGTTGGGTCCTGCGCTCCTTTGACTAATTCACATGTGGCCTTCTGCTTGACAGCAGCCCTCACCATTTGATTAACATTTTGACTCGGGATGCGCTTCCCATTAAACACGTCAAGCTCAACAGACGACTCTGCGAACTCAATCGCATCTTCCTTTGCCGCATCGGAGTAATCGTCAGGGACTTGACGCAGCGGAACGTCCTGAATCTCAATGTATTTTGGTGAGTATGCCATTTATATATCCAATTAGTTTAAGGGTGTTGGACAGTACAATACTGTCTATCCGTCAATCAGCACAGCCGCGTTCGGGAAGATGGTCGCCCACGCCTTCCGTGTGAAGGCCTGCACAACATCAGCCTGACGCTCAGGCTCCTCGTATTCACGTGTGCTCATCGGCGTCCGAGTAAGCTCGTATCCGTATCGCGTCGAGTCAACCGCAACAGCACCGTGGCCGTCTGTGCCAAGGTCCTGCGTCGAGTCAACAATAACCGTCATTCCCGCAACTGTACCAACTTCTCCGCTCCGAACAACCTCGTCACCTTGGTCCGTCGCACGGTTGAAGTTGCTGTCAGTGAGCAGGTCAACGTATCCGTCAACGTCCACGAACAGAAGGTCCGGCTGATAGTCAGCCTTACGGAGTGCCTTCATGCCCTCAGTGATATCACTGAAGGAAAGCGTGCCGTTGGTGTCACCAACAGCGTCCTGACGGTTCTCTTCAAGCTGAGAGAACGCCTCCTCGTTGAGACGCTCGGCCATTGCTCGCGCAAGGTCCTCGATCTCTCGTGCCTTCATTTCAATGAGACCGTCTTCCATAGCTTCCATCGTCAGAGCGACTTCACCCATGTACTTCTCGAAGTGAACTGTCATCTCACGAACTGTGCTCTGGTGTCGCGGACTCTCCTCACCCTCACCGACAATCTTGGGTCGCCCCATCTCGTCATTGTCAATGTGGAATGTGTAAGAGTTGGACTGAACGCCAGATGCGTCAATCTCACGGAACGCTCGCCGGTAGACAAGCTCCGATTCAACAACCTCTTCAACCGTCTCTCGAACGAAATCCTGCGTGATTACGTCACGTGTAGTAAGTGCCATTTATCTAATACCTCTTAAAATTACCGCAGACGAACCTCTGCGAAGTAGTCGCCCTCGCGGTCAGGGTCAACATGCTGTGATTCATTACGCGGTCCACCAACCTGTGCCTCAGCATCGGAGTAAGCCTGATAGTTCTCGTTACCAGTTGCGTCTTCTGCGTCGATAGCCTCGAACGTGCCATCGTTTGCTTCAAGCATGTCACCAGCAGAAACGCCTTGGGCAACTTCTGCCTTAACCGTCCCGCCAACCTTCACAGTTGCGTCACGGTCGTAGTCAATCTCCTGACCGAATGTGGAATCGCCGAAGTACTGGAACGTGTACAGTACTCCAACTGTCTCAGTCGCTGCGTCTGCGCCTCCCGCAGCAACAAGGTAACCGTCTTCGTCAAGTGCAACTGCGTCACCCTCACTGAGTCCAGCAGATGCTGTCTCGTCAACAGGGAATGCCACATAGTCACCGTTACGCCGCGTCTCGTCTCCGAATGTTAGGTCATTAAATTCTTCTGCCATATGTTATCGACCTCCGATAATCTTGTTACGAAGCTCTTCCTGCTTGGAGGCAACGTCGTCAGAAAGCTCCTCGGTGTTACCTTCTCCTGCTGCTTCCTCAAGCTCCTCTTCACTCGGGTCACCAGAGCGTGGGCTTGCCGCAAGCTCTTCCTCGGGGTTACCGATGTTCTCTTCGTACTTGGACCGAAGCTCCTCGATGGAGTAACGGTCGCAAAGTTCGTCTGCTTCAAAGAGGCCATACGCTTCGGACAGTGCCTCCGCGTAGACGCCCTTGACCTGTTCTGCCTCTGCCGTCAATTCCTCGTAGCGAGTGGACTCAACGACAACAGGCTCCTCGCTCTCTGCGAGTTCCTCTACCTGCTCGCGGTCCACAGAGTCGAGAATATCCGTTCGCTCTCGAAGCTCTTCAAGGCTGGAGTTCATATCTTCGAACTGGTTAGCCTTACTCTGTAGCTCCTCAAGGTCGTTCTTCTCGACTGCTACAGGCTCGTCGAGTTCTGAAAGTTCTTCTTCAATAGTTGTCATGTTTGTAATTACCTGTGTTGTCAGGGAGTCCGTCTCGCTCTCTCCAAGACTGCCGTTTCGGAGGTCATCGCCGGTTAGGACAGATACCGATCCAACACTTCCCTCATTCGCGGAGGTTCGGCGGTTGGACGAGCCAGATGCCATTTCTTCCGTGAGGCCTCGCTCGGGGGACTGCACACGGATTTCTTCTTTTCGTGCGATGTTTGTGATGGGCTTCTCTTCACCTTCGCCCCATGTCGCTGCCTCTTCCTCATCGTCAGCAGTCTGGTCCTGAACCCAGTTCCACAACTCTCGGACTTCTGAGTCAGGAGACATGTCATCTTCTTCGGTGAACATCATCACGACTTCATCAACAGTGTCGTCGTCGGCCCATTCCACAAACTCATCAACCGACGATTGCTCATCGGCATCATCTGTTTCGAGGAATGACTCGATCATGTCAATAGTCGTTTCGATGTCCGCATCGACTTCTGCTTCCTCTTCCTCATCTTCATCCTCCTCAGAGTCAAGGAGGTCCTTTGCCCACGAGTCCATCTCTCGAAGTCCAGACTCGCGTGACATATCTTCACCTGCGTCAACGAACATTTCAACTGCTCGCTCAACATTCTCGTCGCCATCTGCCCACTCTTCAAATTCGCCAACAGTTGCGTCAGCATCGCCATCACCTGTGACGAACTGGTTCATCATCTTGAGGCATTCTTCGAGGATGAGTTCTTCACCTTCCATCTCATCATCGTCGTCTTCCTCCTCATCCTCTTCGTCATAGTCATGTCCGCCCTTCTCAGACTTGTCTTTGTAGGCTTTCTTCTCCGCCTCATCCATCTCTTCCATGGCTTCAACGAACATGTCGTGCGTATCTCCGGGCACCCACATACCGTCCATCTCGTGAGCGCCTTCGATGCCCATTTCATCAGCGACCTCTTCCGCATCCTCTTCAGACTCGAATTTGAATTGGTCGGGCACCTCATCGTCAGATTCGTAGTCTTCCTCTTCAAGCCACTCTCGGAAGCCACTCATACTAACATTGTCAGTTGTTCGTGCGTACTGTTCCATCAGGTCTTCAGTCTCAGTCTCATTGAAGTCTACATTCATATTTTTGTAATCCTCTTTCATTGGTACAATATCTTCATACCCGGCTGTCACCGTGAAGCCAGTGTCAACAATTTGGCCATTTGCCATCTCCATGACATTGACCATCGCAATGTGTTTCGACTCATCAACGTGGACTACACGTCCAAAGAACGCCGGACGAGCCTGCCACCTGACCATCTGTCCGTCAGTTGGTTTATATTCGTTCACTTCATTGAGACCAAGTTCCGCCTCTTCATCTTCCATCGGACCAATGTCGTCAAAGTCAATGTCCCATTCTTCAAGGTCGCTCAGGGGGACAGTGACATCTTCTCCGGTCGAGCGCCACACTCCGTCGTCATCCTCTTCGTAGATATCGACCTCGGCCTCGTCTTCATCTTCAGGCGCGTCAAAGATGATGCCATGATTGTCGTCCCACTGGACAGTATCTCCAGCATCAAACTCTGGCTCATCCTCTTCAAGATTTTCCATTTTATTTTCGGCCCATGAAACGCCTTCTTCTCCGCCCCACGCTTTCCACATCATCCAGCCACAATCCGAACGACCGTCGTCTCCTTGATCAGCGTTAGACTGGTGTCGTCTGAATGAGGCCATCCTGCCAACAGTTTCCTCCGAGATAGCTTCATTATTGGCTAACTGATTTGCTCTTGCCCAACCAGCCTCGGTTCCACAATCATTGGGATTATCCGTTTCATCACGTGCATCAAGTGCCATCTGTGCATTTTCTGATGCAGCATCCGGGTAATCGTCAAAGGTTTCTGCTAACTCAAAGTTCGCAGAATCAACAGAACTTTCTTTGTGAGCAACCATCGTACCAGATGTTTCAAATCCATCATCAGTCTCATCAACTACTTCAATGAGAAGTACGGGGTCGTCGTCGTCAGCGCAAACCTCGACATCACCATCAATCTCTTCGTTGAAGCATCCATCTGTCTTCCGATCTCGCACAACGCCGCGAGCAATACCGCCAGATGAAGACCATGATACTTTGTCTCCTGTTGCCGCTGCTTGCGCCTCTTCCTGCGAGCTTGGCCAATCAAGGTCGAACTCTTGTTCTGCGAGGCGTGCGGTCATGGCAAAAATGTCGTCCACCATCTCATCAGAGGGCGATGGCTCCATTGCTGTGACGCCACGTCCGCCTCGAACCGCTTGAAGTGCGTTCACGCTTAGGTCACCATTCGGAGCAACAACAGGAAGCTTCAACTCACCAAAGTTCTCAGCAGGCCAGTCGCCCTGAACTGCGATGAAGTGTGATCCAATTTCCTGTAAGTCTTCAATGCCAGCATCCTCAAAGTCTGAGAGCGTCGGTCGGTTCCACTCGCCTTCTGTGGTTCCATCGTAGTCCGGCTCTCTCCATGAATAGGAAGAGGCGTCAAGTTCTTCAAGAGACATATTAACTGCCGCATGGAATAATGCAACAGTTGGGTTCGTCTCAGTCCCGTGTTCTCCAATTCCATCACCACCTTCTGGCTCGTGCGCTTGTTCGTGGAGATGAACCTGAATTACGTGAGCGCCAGTTTGTAGTGGCTCATACAGTTCTACCTCAATGTCAGTATGTTCTCCAGAGTCAAGCTGAACATGACCCAATCGGTCACTGTAATCGCCCTTTTCAGGATGGAACCTGTATAGACGGGCTACGAAGTCGCCATCAGTGTAGCGAACTTTATCAATTGTGAGCGACTCGCCGTCACTTTCTTGATTACTAACAAGTGTCAGTCCATCAACAGTCTCACCCTTCTTGTCAGATTCGTAACCGTTCAAGTCACCAACGTATTCTGACAATTCTGCAATAGAAAGTTCGTCGTGTTCTCCCATTTCGAGTGTATTACTCGGTGACGCACCTGTCGGGACAACAGAAAGATTCTGGAAACGAATGCCCTCTACAATGAGCGCACCAGTCTCGTCATCTTCGTCCATTTCGTCAACATCAATGTGACCTCCACGAATGGATACTTCAAGAAGACCTTCGTCAATCTTCTCGGCCAAGTCTTTGTCGAATAATTCTGCCTCGTAGATGACACCAACGCCATCCTTGAAGCCAGCTTTCGTAACCTTTCCAACAACGCCTCGGGCGCTGTTCTTGTGGTCTTCTACTAAGTTTGTTCCTTCGAGTGTTTCAGCAGCCTTTTTAAGTTCGTCATTTGGCCAAAGCTTTTTGATACCACTCTGACCAACCGTGACATCGCCTGAACCGAGCGCAATGCCGTGAACAGTATAGGGAGGGCCGTCCTCCAATTCCGAAAGGTGCGCCTCTCGACGCTCAAATTCTACTGTGTGGATGCTAACACTCATTGAAAAACCTCAGTCCGCTTATGTTTTCGATTCATTTATATAGTATATGCGTGGGGTTACTTAAAGGCGTTGTAATTCTTTCTATTCTATTCAGGTAAGTCATCGAGTTTCTCTTGTACGAATGGAACAGTTCCGGCAATTATGGTGGCATTACCAGATGTATTAGTTACTCGTAGAACAATGTCGTCGCCTGCTGCAATACGAGACACCAACCCAGTCCTTGAGGTCCCGCCAGTACGCTGTACAGCTCCTCCTCCACCAGTTGTTCCGGGGATTATACTTTCATCAATTATTGTACCACCATCTATAGCAACATTAGTTCCTGTTCGTGCATGTATTGTCTCATCAAATTGTATATCTGAATCTGTTCGAAGGTTATATACATCATTTTGTTGAGAGTTACTTGTCCCATATGAGTTTACATTTCTGATAACTTGTAGTCGTGCGCCTCGCGTTGATTGAATTTGTGGTGAAACAAGTGCGATTGGGTCCGCATCAGAGATGTTCTCAATATAGTACGAAACTGTCGCACCATCGGGAATATCAGTAAAGCGTCTTGTAAATTGACCGAATCGTCCACGCCTGACCGCATCCGCCTCATACGTTTCTTTTGTAAATGATGCTGATTCAATGTCGCTTACATGGTCATCGTCAAAGAATTTCCGTTGTGCCATATATTACCACCTATTTCTCCAGCGCGTCGTTCGGTACACTTCATCCTTGAGGACAGCGCACCAGCGCTTTGCTAAGTTGTTTCCAAAGTGTCGGAGCATGCGTGCCCGGCATGTGCGCCACTTTCGTCGGAGTGTATTCCACGCCTTGAGGACACTCTTGCGATTCCATCCGGGCGGCAGCCGCCTAAATCCGACAATCCCTGCTCGGTCAATCCGAGGAACATTAACAAGCTCCTCGACTGACATTGATTGAACTTCCTCAAGGCTTGCCTCGCCTGAATCAATATAGTCACCCAACTCTTCAGCATACTCTTGATGGATGTACTTCTTTTGTGCTTCCTCCATCTGCTCTTCACTGTGAGGGTCATCAACCATGTCGTAGACAGGAGACAGTTCGATCTCATCAGCGACAGCATCAATGTCTTCAGGGTCGTCAGGTTCCTCACCATCATCACCCGGAAGGTCATCAATTGCTGTGAGGTCGCTTGCCTCAGCAGGAACCGACCCTCCATCGAGCAGCGCGACCATGTAAATCGGATTATCGCTTGACGCCTCTACCTCAATTGTCTCCTCGTCATCATCGTCCTCTGCGTCAGGGAAGTCAAACGATTCCTCAAGCAGTGCGCCAATGAGTCCGGCTCCATGCTCCTCATGTTCGACGAACTGTCCCTCTTCAAATTCCTGTAGCTCTTCGGCTACTGTTTGGTCTAATTCATAGTCTGATAGGTCTACTGTTCTCATAATTAGTTACCCCCAATAATCGGCTCAAGCCGCGACGTGTCTTGGAAGTGGAACGGTGGTGTCGGCGGCAATGGGTCGAAACCTTCGTGAAGGAACTCAGCGCGAGTCTGAGCCATTAGTTGGTCCGAGATGTCTCCTTCATCGAAGAATGCTGTCGCGCCGTTCAGCGATTGCGTGAGGGGCGTGTGAGCGTTCTCATTAGAGACGCGGACACCAATAATGTCATCGTTGGACTCCCACTGTTGTAAGCGAGTTGTCTCCTTCGCGTTAGTGAGTTCCATGTGTGCAATGAGTTCTGCTCGCTGTCGTAAGTTCA